ACTCGCAAGGGCAATCACACCCACAGTCATCGCACGATACAGTTTCATATCTTACCATAAGTCTATTTAATTGTAAGTTCAGTGACGTGTTGACCAGTAGCTACAGTGCCTGCTCCACCAGCTGTTATTGTCATAACCCCTGCACTGGTTATAGTTCCAGCAAGAGTATCTTTTGTACCAGCAGCAGTTGATGTTTGATTACTGAAGTTACCTACAGCTCCGACAGTTGGTGCTGATTGTGGAACAGCATCCGCTTGAGTGTATGACTGGGTAAAGCTGAAAGCTGAACCAGGTGTATCTTGTGTCGCTGCTATCGTACCAGGAGCATAAACTCCTGAGGTTATAGTACCAACCGATACTGTGTTTGCTGTTGTACCATCAGTCGTGTCCACACCGTTCCCTGTTATTGAGAACGACGACCCTATTCTTTCAACCTGCGTTGCTGCAGCGTTCACTTGTAGTTGTACGCTGCTAGATAATTTATGAGTGATATCTGCTCTTGCAGGGAGTCCTATAGATAATAAAGTAAAGACAAAAAGAAGTCTTTTCATAGGTCTTTTATCCTATAGTATGCTAGCCTATTTAGTATTTGAATGATTGAAGTTATTGACAACTTTCTAAGTCCTGATCAGCACAGGAAAATTCACGATTTTATGATAGGTGGTGGAGGTTTAGATTGGAAATTCAATCCTACTAAGGTATCTACACAATCATCAGAAGGTGTTGATAACTACCAATTTGTTCACGTTTTCTTTACATTCCATTCATGCACTGGTAGAGCTGTGCATGAAGTATCTAAATCAATTGACATACTCATACCATTAGTAAACAAGATTCCTTTTGTTGCATTGCATAGGATCAAAGCTAACCTTGAACCCGTCAAACCAAAAAGATCTTATAGTGATTTTCATTGTGATGTAAATTGTAGTACGATGACGACTGGAATATACTATGTCAATACTAATGATGGTTACACGGAATTTGAAACGGGTGAGAAAATTATCAGCGTTGCAAATAGATATATAAAATTTCCCTCAAATATCAAACACCGAGGAGTCTCACAGGTTGACACTAAAGTAAGGTGTGTGCTAAACTTGAATTACTTTGAACATATATTATGATGTCGTCTGACAATATGCGTATCTTTCTTGATACTGCTGACACTGAAACAATCAAAAAACATTTTGCCACAGGTTTGATTGATGGTGTCACAACAAACCCATCTCTTATCATGAAGAGTGGCAGAGATCCAGAAGTCGTTTATCAAGAACTAAAAGATTTAGGTTTGAATGACATAAGCATGGAGGTTATGGGTGATTCATCTAATATGATTGTAGAAGGTAGAAGATTAGCATCCAAGTTTGGTAAGTGTGCAACAATCAAAGTCCCATGCACATATGATGGACTCATTGCATGTAGACAATTGTCAAGAGAGTTGATTAGAGTAAATGTGACTCTTATATTTGATGTGGCACAGGCAATACTAGCATCAAAAGCAGGTGCTGCATATGTTTCTCCATTTGTGGGAAGACTTGATGATAATTCTATTACAGGTTTGAATCTTATAAAAGATATCGATCAAGTTTACAAGGTACAGTGCATACATAGAACCAGAATATTATCAGCATCTATTAGATATGTGAATAGCGTTTCTCAATCATTCGCACACGGTGCAGATGTTGTTACAATGCCACCATCAGTATTTGAAAAGATGTATAATCATGTTCTAACAGATAAAGGTTTAGAAATTTTTGACAATGATGCAAAACAAATCCATTACGCATAGTGTAGGAGAAAAAGAGTTCAGACCTTGGGGATGGTTCAAGGTTCTTCAACGTGGTAAAAAATATTGTGTGAAACAACTATGGGTTGAACCAGAGATGAGAATCTCTTTACAATTCCATAGATATCGCACGGAGGATTGGATTGTGGTTGAGGGTGATGGTATCATCACTCAAAATAATTTAGAGACAGAGGCAAGTGTTGGAGATAAATTTTTTATTGGCATAGAACAGAGACATCGTATCACTGGGGGTAAAAAAGGTATCACAATAATTGAGATTCAAAGAGGTGATTGTAGGGAAGATGATATCGTGAGATTGGAAGATGATTACAACAGAGTTGGACATCATACTTGGGGGCATTATTAATGTACACACCAGAAGACCCTGCTCATTATCAACTTGGTAATATACAAGTTTGGGATTTTATTGCAGATCAAAATTTAGATTTTTTTTCTGGCAATATTGTTAAGTATATTTGTCGTGCAGGGCATAAGGGTGACAAACTTGAGGATCTTAAAAAAGTAAAAGCATACATAGACAAATACATAGAATTATGTTCTTAGTTACTGGTGGTGCAGGGTTTATTGGCAGTAATTTCCTACACTACATTTCAAACGATACTGACCTTTTAGAACCAGTTATTGTTGTAGACAATCTTTCCTATGCTGCTGACTTAAATTTTATACCAAAGACGGATCAATTTATATTTGAGTGGTGTGATATATCAAATGAGAGGAATGTAAATTATATTTTTGATAAGTATAAACCAAGAAAAGTATTTCATTTTGCTGCTGAATCACATGTAGACAGGTCTATAAAAAACTATAGACCTTTTCTTGAATCAAATGTTATTGGAACAATCAATCTATTGAATGCTAGTTTGAAACATGAGATAGAAAAGTTTCATCACATATCCACTGACGAAGTATACGGATCACTTGAATATGACGACACAGATTTATTTAAAGAAACTACCCCCTATGACCCAAGAAACCCTTACTCTGCAAGCAAAGCAGCGTCTGACTATTTTGTTACTTCTTGGCATAACACATACGGTTTACCTTATCTTATTACTAATTGTTCTAACAATTACGGTCCTCATCAACACGTAGAAAAATTGATTCCACTTGTCGTAAGTAATGCTTTGAATAATGAGGTGACATACATGCATGGTGGTGGTCATCAAATAAGGGATTGGTTGTATGTTTATGATCATTGTGCTGCCATCTGGGAACTAGAGGTACAAGGTATCATGAATGATCATTTCAATATTGGTGGATCATGTGAGATGAGAAATATAGATGTGACAAAAATGATATTGAAGATGATGAATAAACCGTTTGATTTGATTGGTATCAACGAAGGAAGACCTGGTATTGACAAACGATATGGAATGGATCATAGTAAGATAACAAATACAACTGGGTGGAGACCATTCACAAATTTTGATATAGGACTCCGTGCAACAGTGACACATTACATAGAACAATTGACATGATTTCATTATACGGATGTGGTTTCGTTGGCAGAAACTTCAAAGAGATGTACAATGATGAAGTAGAGGTACAGGATAGGGATGAGAGAGTTCCTCTTCATAATGACATCCTGTACATGATTTCGACAGTACACAATTACCATGTTCATGATGACATCACTAGAGATGTCGATACTAATTTACGAGTCTTGTGTGAAACCCTTGACTACTGCAGATCGAAAGATATTACATTCAACTTTGTATCATCTTGGTTTGTCTATGGAAAGGGAGGAACTATTCCAGCAACAGAAGTATCGGTATGCAACCCAACAGGATTTTATTCTATTACCAAAAAATGTGCGGAAGATCTTATCATATCTTTCGCACAAACTACGGGGATGAAATATAGAATACTAAGACTATGTAATGTCATGGGTGACGGTGACACTAAAGCAAGTAGAAAAAAGAATGCTATTCAATGGATGGTCAATGAGTTGAAAGCAGACAGAGATATAAAAGTATATGATAATGGATCACATTGTCGTGACATTATGCATGTTGATGATGTTTGTAGAGCAATCAAACTTGTGATGGATAAAGGTGAGGTAAATGAGATTTATAATATAGGATCAGGTGAACCAACAAGAGTCAGTGAAATTGTTGAACTCGCTAAACATTTTACTAGATCTCGTGGTAAAATAATAAGTATAGACCCACCAGAGTTTCACAATAACGTACAGACACAACACTTCTGGTTAGACACAACTAAATTGAAGAGACTGGGTTTTGCACAACACATCACAAACGAATTTATTGTCAAGGATTTATGTATAGTCTGAGCGAACAAGTAGATAACTTTGTATTTCATCTTGAGAAGGAGGGATATAAATTATTTCCATATCTGCCTAATCAAAATTGGAAAGAGGGTGATCCAATATACTATTCAGGTCCTTACTGGGACAACCAAGAACCCACTGCTGCAATCACAGCATTATTATCTGGTAAGTGGTTGCCTGCAGGGGAGAATGTAAATAAATTTGAGAGAGCATTCTCAAAACAATTTGAATTCAAGCACTCTGTCATGGTCAACAGTGGTTCATCTGCCAACCTTGTGATGATCGCAGCACTGAAGAAATATTTTGATTGGAAAGATGGAGATGAAATAATCGTATGTGCATGTGGTTTTCCTACCACAATCAATCCCATCATACAGGCAGGTTTGAAACCTGTTTTTGTAGATATAAATGAGGATGATTTGAATTGGGATCTTGATCAAGTAGAAGCAAAGATAACAGATAGAACTGTCGCTGCATTCTCATCACCCGTCCTTGGTAATCCCTACGACTTTGATAAGTTCCTCGACATTATTGATAGGAATGGGTTGAAGTATATCGCTGACAACTGTGACTCCCTCGGTAGCAAGTGGAGAGGTGAGTTGCTTACTAAACATGCCATCGCAGCGTCTTGTTCTTTCTACCCAGCTCATCATATCTGCACGATTGAAGGGGGTATGGTCTCCTCTAATGTCGAGGAGATAGTTCAGATCGCCAGATCGTTTGCATGGTGGGGTCGTGGATGCTATTGTGTAGGTTCCCAAAATAAATTGCCCAACGGTGTCTGTAACAATAGATTTGATCGTTGGTTGGAGGGGTATGACAAGGATGTCGATCATAAGTATGTCTTTGGAGTCCAAGGATACAACCTCAAACCTGCCGATCTGCAAGGGTCTATTGGTCTCATACAACTGAAGAAGCAGAAGGAGATACATTGTGTCCGTCGTATGAATAAAACTGCTATGACACAAGTCTTCTCTAAGATTTCTGGTTGCAGGGTTGTCGAAGAGAAAGAACATGCAGAGACTTCATGGTTTGGTGTGCCTATAATATATAAGCATAAACATCATTTAGTACAATATCTAGAGGAACATGGAGTCCAAACACGGAATTATTTTGCTGGTAATATTCTTATGCACCCTGCTTATCGTGACATTGAACCTGCATCAAACTATCCCAGAGCTTCAAAAGTTTTAGATAATGTATTTTTCTTAGGATGTTCTCCTGTTATTACGATGCCTATGCTAGACTACATATATGATATAATGGAGGACTATCAACCACAATGAAGAAGTGTTTAGTATTGGGTGCAGGTGGGTTCATCGGCAGTCATATGGTAAAAAGATTGAAGGAAGAAGGAGCATGGGTCAGAGGTGTTGACCTCAAGTTTCCAGACTTCTCGATGTCTGTTGCTGATGAGTTTGTCACAGGTGACCTTAGAGATGTTGACTTTGTAAGAAGAGTTATTGAATACAAAGGTCAGCAGGGAAACTTTTACAATTCAGTTCCAAACTATTTGATAGAAACCTTTGATGAAATATATCAGTTCGCTGCTGATATGGGTGGAGCAGGTTACATATTCACTGGTGAACATGATGCAGAGATCATGCATAACTCAGCATCAATCAATTTGAATTTGCTTGAAGAACAACGAAAGTTGAATGAATCTTATGGTGACAAGTGGGACTCAAGACCTGTAGAGAATAGACATACAACTAAAATATTTTACTCAAGTTCTGCATGCATGTATCCAGAACACAACCAACTAG